GGGACGATCACTTCATCCGTAACGTGCAACCTTGGAGGTCGTGCGACCCACCGCCTATAAATAGGCGACTGGTATCGTTTAGACCTCTTAAGGCGCCCGGATAAGGAGAGAGGTAATCGTACCCCGCTATCCAGATTCTCCGACAAAGGGACTGGCCTGAAAGGTACAGTCCCAAGGAGAAACTGAATAGTCCTACGAAGAGGGATGCCCGTTTGGGCAGTCCATTCGTTTAGGCGGTTTATGGCGACACAGCGATCTTGCGGAGTATCAAGGCTCTCAATGAGAACCGGTCGTATAGACTTCCCTTTAAAGAAGTCGCCTCCACATGACTCGCGGAACGGACCTTCGAGAAAGGTCTTCTCCGGGTTTACAACGAAACCAAGCAGTCCGAGGAGATGTATGACCGTCCCGGCTATTTCAGTCGGTACGATTATATCATCTCCAAAGACGGAATGGTTCGGTAGTTTACCACCTTTACGGAACCTCGGCCACAGGCCGTGATGCCGGAAAGCGGAGATTACACATGCGGTGAACAGAAGGGTCTGCAGCGGGAATGTAAAACCATTTCCCATCGTAGACACCATATGTAGCTCCACAGTACTACCATTAGGTAGCTGTGAACGAGGAGATCTAAACATGTTTAGCCAACTCACAAAGTCGGCCGGAAACATGTACTTGATCATCTCGTTTGACAGGGAGTCGGAAGCAGAGCTAAGGTCAATTGTTGAGAAAGACCCAGTTCTGCTACCTATCCTTGCTAAGCGCCGGTTCACAAACTGCTGATCTGAAAGGTTGTTTCCAACCTTCCAGCGTAGGCGGTCTGTGAGCCAGTCACCAAGACCAAGCTGAAAGAACATATTCAGCGAGGGCTCCGTACAAATAGTACGGCATATGTCGTTCGTCTTAGGGACGAAGCTGAGACGGTTACCTGGTACGACTCTAGGTCCACCAAAGCTGTATCCGCGTAAACTTTCAGCGGATCTCCATCGTTGGTCGCTAGAGAAGTGACGTCGATAGACGTCATAGAGGAACCTACGTGTGCATGTCAAGGGCGAGGAGAACAACTTCGTATAGAAGTCGCAACCCCAAGCCCCTAAACTAGACCCAGGTCCCACCTTACCTCGGTTCAAAATCTCACCGAAAGTAAGGTTAGGGACACCGTGATCGAGTAAGAATCGGTAGAGGAAGTTTCGAGCCTCCCCGACCAATTCTTGATCACGCTGGTCACGTAGTTGCAGTTCGAAGGCTTTGCAGCGGTCGTTAACCGCCAAGAACTTAGCGAGCCCCTTAGCTTCGGCATCTGCCTTTAAGTCATTTACGTATTTCTTGAATACGTCTGCCTTAAGGGCTTTGACCGCTGCTTGGGGGACACTTTCTAAGGAAGCCTCAGAACAGTCCAATGCCAGGTACGAAGCAATACATCCTGAGTAATTACCCACGGTGTGACTCCGATGCACATTTTAACGAGACTCATCAAACTCGAGGAATGACAGTAAGAGGGCCAATTTTTCACCTGACGTAAACGGTTTTAGAGCCGCTTCTTCAAGGTGTTTCGCAGTCCAATAGCCTTCCCTCTCGATGAAATTATTCCTAATATCATCGAAGAAGTCCATTGCGAGCTTCCCGAAAATCATCTTATAACCTATACCATAGGTTAAAGAGATGTGATCGAGAAAAGCGCTAGAGATTGCCTCTTGGCAACCGCTAGACTGCTTGGTACCAGTTACGTATTCCCAAGTCTCATCCAGTATCTTACGACTCTGGATGATCACAGAACGCTCCGCCTCAGGACGAGACAGAGCTTTCTGATTGGCCCAATAGGCCAATGTAACCAATGTCTCATTGGTTACGTAGATGTCCTCGTTCGGCATGGGGATTATTAGAAACTTCATAAACAATCTCCAGATGTTGTTACTGGCTAGTAGCCAGAGAGAGTGAACTGCGCTACGGTAGACCACTCGATCACCTTAGCTGCCGCAAGGGCAACAAGAATGAGCGAGATGCCTACTTTCACGTAGGTGCGCTTTCGAATTGGCTTCATAGACCCTCCCGGGTCTGAAGAGCTAAGACTTTCCAGCTTAGCCCATCACGCCAGTGACAACAGTATCACCAATCCCAGCGGACTGCTGGGCGATGACGCCGAAGTGCATTGAGAGCATAGCGCGGATCTCCGCGGGAGAAGCCACGTCAGTGCCGGCTGGGACGACAATCGTCGTCTTCACCTGCGCAATGACAGGAGCTTGACCTGAGAGAGGAACCGCGCCCTTCCGGGTAATGAGATGATACTCGTTACGCGGAATGCTCCGGAGAACACCAGTGACGGGATCGACAGCCGAAAGGCCTTTCAGCACTTTCGGCTTGACGAACGTCGTAGTGAACGGATTAGAACCGGACGACACCGAGACGCCGGTCTGGGTCCCGCCTAAAGCGGTAACCGCGACCTGCTTCCCGTTATTATCCGGGGCCTGATCATTCACATGGGTGTACGTCGGACTGGTGAGGCCTGTTTGGGCCGCACCAGTGACGGGGGATGTAATTGACACAGTCATTGCTGACTCCTAAAGACCCGTAGGTCAACGTGAAAGTGATGAACATAGACCACGATGAGTCGTGAGAGCGGCGGAAAGGTTCAGAGTCTGCCTAAGGCCCGGAAGTTCAATCCGGAAAGCCCGAGGGGACAAAGTTCCTGTGCCTTTAACACGATCCAATCGGAAGTCTACGACCAATGATGATGCACCAGAGCCTCCAGCAGAGATAAAATCTGTACCCCAGTTACCACTCATTGCTGAGTTATTAACTGTGAGTACCTGCAAGCGTTGCCTCTCTAGCTTGATCGTATAATTCGACCAAGCCAAGTCGAGGACATTGAATGCAGCTGCTTCGAGGACTTCCCCAACATTGGAGAAGTAATCGATCGCCCAGGACCATGGGAGCAGTTCGTAAAGAGTCGGAATGAACTCGCGGGGGTTGAACCCCCACAAGTCATTGTCGAAACTACGAGACTGGTCAATGGACCTGACCGCAACTGCCCCTACGAATCTCACCTTAGCAACGTGAGTTTCCTTAGAGGTCAATCTGAAGATGGTGCTTAGACCCGAGGGGGTATAAGCCTCATTGACAGTAAGAACACCAGTATCCGAAGGGAGTTCGAGCGCGTAATCTACGGGCTCTATTCGCTTCCGGAACTGGTTTACTGCCTCATCGAGCGCCTCATAGGCGTTCTTTGCATCAGAAAGGATTGGAGTCCAGCCGAAGCTGGCCTCCAACCAGGAGCGGCGGACCCAACTCAAGCGCTTTTCGCGAGGGAGCTTCACAATACGCCATCTGTTCTTTCGAACATGGGCGAGGTGTGAATCTATCTCCCTGCGGAGCGCTTGAGCCGGGCGACGGACGGTTTGTATGGCTTCACGGAGTTCACCGAGAAAGGTGAGCCCCTCGAATTGTACCATCTTTCGACGGCACTTTCGTAAGAAGCCGACTCTGGCTTGCTGAAACGCACGTTCTCCTATAGTACCAAGGCCAATACTGGGCAGGACGAACGGGGCAAATTGCCCGCTCACTGACTCAGTAGTTACCTTCGGCTGACCACCCACATAAGTCTTACGAGAGGAATTTGCATTCCCATCGCTCTGAAGCATCTTCCGCCCGGTAACGACGTAAGGAGAGGAAGCATCAGCCCCCATGGCGATTTTCTTTCGCCAGGAAGGGACTGAAACTCCAGACTTCACATCATTCCAGGTGTAGATTGTTCCAGAAAACTGACTTGTTGTGGATTTTCCGTCCTGTGTTACAGTACGGTCATATGTCGGACGAATCCGATGTGGTACAGTCTTAGTAGGCATTGGTATGAGAACCATGCTTCGCCATGAAATCGTTGTGGCGATACAACGGAAGAGAGAAGGGGGCCAGATAACTAGCCCCCACTTGTCTAAAGTCCTAGATCTTGGGCCGCATGCATCACCAAAAGATTTGCCAGACGAACATGAAGTTCATCTGTCATCTCCAAGGTATGTGCAATAGGCTTACCTTCTACGACCATGACAACCCGCGCATACCTCCGCCCAGTGGCGGGAGCATGTGCTAGGAATTCAACAACGGGAAACTGAAGGAGGTTCATAACATCTCCTTCACCCGGGGTCGTTTTCTTAGCCATAACTCTTCTCCAATGTGTGGTAAGACGCGCTAGAGGGGCCCCGAAAGG